CAGTCGTAGCCACTGCCCCGCCGCTCTCCGTCAGCGCCCCGGTGAAGTCAGCCGTGCCGCTCGTGTACGTCGGGTTGGTGTAGTAGACGAGCGTCGGTGCGTTGGTCGCATCGTACGACGCAGCCACGGTACCCGTCTTCGTGCCATCCGTGATGGTGTTGCCGGCAACGATCGTCCCAGTGATCCCAGACACAGTCAGCGTGTGGGTGGTCGTCAGCGTGCCCTGTTTATACAGCCACCACCAGTCAGCCAAACCGGCCAAGTCTTTGGCGGCGAGATTGAGATACAAGCGGCCCTGATTGACGAATGTCGTGTTGGTTTCATCCAACCCGACTCGTTTCAACAGCAGCTCGTACGCTTCCTGTACGGTCACCTCATCCGTCAGTCTCCCACACTCCCCCGTTCAAATCAGATTGGCCCACACGCCGTTCTCGTAGCCCTGGAACTTGTTGTCGGTCGAGTTGTAAACTATCATGCCGTTGACTGCTGTCAGCGCATCCCGCTCGGCCGTCGTCAAGCTCGCAACGCATATCGTCTCACCGACACGTACCGTTTCAACGTCCATGTCGCCGATGATGGCACCTTCGCCATAGAAGGACGCCGCGTTGACTTGCTTCTTCTTCTCAGCCATCTACATGACGGCAGTGCCGGCCAGCTCTTCCGCCTTACTCGACGGGTTGGCGTTGCGAGCGTGCCATGCTTCCAGCCACGCGGCCACCGCTTCGGGGCCTTGTGCGACGATGTCTTCAGACGGCTTCGGCTCGAAGCCCTCCGGGTGCACGATCTCGCCCACGGAATAGGCGATCCGCTTGGCGTCGGCGTTGCTCTGCGTCGGCTTCTTGCGGATGGCTCCACCCACACCCAGCGCCTCGCGCATGGCTCGCTGCGCCTCTGGGCCGGCGCTCTTGATGATGCCGACCAGCTCGCCAATCGCAGCCTTGCCGCCGTCGGTGTCTGCTTTCTGCTGTGCCATATCTGTCTCCGAAGTGTGTAAACGAGGGGCGAGCCGAAGCCCGCCCCCCTGTCCCTACACGTCCAGCAAGTTGCGGACGAATGGACGAGCCAGCTGAAACTCAGCCAAGCCAGAAGACGGCGTGTCTCTGGCGCTGACTGGCACCGCATTACAGACGAAGTCACCTTCGACGGCCGAGTCGTCCAAGCTGCCTGCCGTAGCAGTCAGATAGGCGTCACTGCCAGAGGCGACGAAGCCCGTCAGCACGAGGCCAGCGGCCTGCCCTGCGATCTGGTACCAACCCCACTGGTTGGCCACATTTGCACTCATCGCGACACCCACCTGCCCGACGCCATCGGCAACAGCCAGCGCCGTCGTGTGGTTATCCGCGATAGTGACCCAAGAGCCCACAGCCGTCGAAGCCACGCCTTTGAGGTAGATGAACTCACCTTCCCCATAGTCCGTGGTCGAGTTGAAGTCGTGGGCCATGACGGTCGTCCCCAACGGGTGCTTCTTTGTCGTGGAGGTCTCGTCAATGTTCTGCATCCCGATGAGACCGGGCTGCGTAGCACGAAACGTAGGCATGTCTCATTTCCTCCTACGCGGCGTCAAACAGGACCGCTTGACGCGCCCTGTGGTTGGTGACGAGCTGGATGCCGACGACGACGTATGCGACCTTCGCCATCTGGTTGGAAGGCTCCTTGAAGGGAGTCTTCGCGAAGTTCAGGCCCGCCTGGATTTTGCACTTGAGATACTTCGTGTTGAGCAGGTACATGTCGTCCGCCGCGCAGTCCCGATCGGGGATAATCGGTGCGCCACGGAACGTCACGTCACCCTCAGCGCCGATCCCGAAGTTGGGACCGGAACGACCGCTGCGAGTCACAAACCGCGTGTAGCCGGTGGACTCGAAAATCTCCTCGTACGAGCCGTAAAGCGCGTACGAAGTGACGATCAAGTTCGGCTTGTCGTTGCCCTCGGCGCACTGGTTCCAGAGCGTCCCCATTCGCACGGGGCCGTTGTACCGGTCACCGGTCTTCGTCACGAAGCTGGTGTACGTGCCCGTGTCGAAGTCGAGACGTTCGTTCTCCCACCACGTGTTGGTGGAGCCACTGATGCCGCCCAGCGTCGTCCCTGACGACTGTGCGCAGATGTCCTGCAGGCCCAGCATACTCTTGCCGGACTGCGCGGAAAGGGCGGCAGCGTTGATGGTGTCGAACGCTCCCGTCATTGCCTGCGTTGTCTTGGCAGTCAGCAGGCGCTCGGAACCCGCAGCCTTGCGGGACTCCATTTCTTCCGTCATCGAAATGACGATGGATGTGGCGTTGTAGCGCGGCGTGTAGAAGGCCGCCGTGACGCCGTCGAGCGCGTCAGTGGACAGCACGTCATACCCGTCGAACCACTCGGAGGTACCAAGAGCGTACATCAGATCCTCTTGGTACTCCTTGCCGCCCGTCTCCACTTCAAGTACGCCGGATTTGCGTAGGCGCGAGAGCAGCGGATACTGATCGGAAATGTTATCCGTCAGCCTCTTCCGCTTGGCTCTCATGGTCAACGTCCACGCTGCATCCCACGTCTCGGAGGTCGTTGCAGCAACCATGTTGTCTCCGATCCTACGGAGACCTGTCGCTTACACTACTCGAAGCCCAGCCGCTTCAATCCATCCGCCAGCTGGCCCGGCGACAGCTCTCCGTCGTCTGTGATGTCAGCCCCCACAACGCCGTTAAGCGCTGTGCGTGTAGAGGCGTCAGACCGGACCTGTCGTTCAGTCGCTGCCAGTTCCTGAGACTTTGCCGCCGCCTTCCCAGACACCAACTCGAAGGCTTCCTTGACGGTGTACGGACGATGCGTCGCTTGGTTCTGTACCCCAATCAGAGCCTTGATCTGGGGGGCGTAGGCTTCCAACTCACTGCCGTACGCCTCCCGCGCCTCGGCCACTTGCTGGTTTAAACCCTGCGACTGCGTCGCTACCGTATTCTGCGCGAGTACCGCTACCGCTTCCTTCAGCTGCTGAAGCTCGGTTGCCGTCGCTTCCTGATGGCCGCCCTGCACTGCCTTGATGATGTCTTGCACAACATCGACAGCTCCGGCGTCCTCTCCCAGTCTGCGCCGAAGGTCCGCAAGCGGGTCGGCTTCAGGCTGGGCAGGTGTCTGCGGTGTGGTCTGTGGCTGCTGGTTGGCCTTCGCCATAAGGGACTCCAGGCGGCGACGCATCTCTGCGTTTTCCTGCGTCCCTCGGGTGAAGTGCGCCTGCATCTCGCGCTCCCGTCCTTTGGCCCACTCATGGGCTTTCTGGTATGCGGGCGGAAGTGTTTCAGGATCGACAGCGCCGAAATCGACAGTGCTCGGGTCGAAGTCGGTGGTTCCGGCGTCCGACGACGTGGAGTCTGCAGCCGTTGGTTCTGCTCCGTTGGCGTCAACCGCAAGGTCAGCGCCCAGGTCGAAACCTGGATCGGAGGCAGAATCGACTTCAGTGGTTCCAGTGGAATCCGCTTCTGCTTCTGCCATGTCCTCTCTCTAATCGTGCACGTCAGCTGGACGATCCAGCCACGTGCTCTGTGGCAAGTTCTTCGCCCTCTCAGGCTCCGATTGCCGGTGACAGCGCGAACCTCCCACAGTATCTGCGCCTTCCATTACGCCCATATCGCGCATCAAGCGCTGCTTATGGCCGTAGTCCTCTACCACACATCCCAGCCCTTCCTCAAACTTTCCGTACATCGAAGAGTGGGACGGATGGATGAAATTCTGTCGGCTGGTCGTAAAGATCCGCTCGGCATCAGAGCCGCAGTCACACGGGATCGTTTCAACGACCGCGTCGCGAGTGGCGAAAAACTCGTCTTCGATGAGCTTGTCGCACTTGGCGCACGCATAGTCCACCAGCACTGGCATCAGACCCTCGATCCGCAGTAGCGGCAGGTGCGCACCAGATGTCCGTCGATCGGACGGTGCACAACGACGCCACGCTGCGAACAGCGCGGGCACGTGACCTGCCCCTTGGGCCGCTTCTTAGTTTTGGTCGGCGTTGACACTGACCTTCTGTCCGATCGTCTGTGCGGAGCTGCGCACGGCCGAATCCACCTGACTGGTCGCCTGCTGCACGGCTGCGGCCGGGCCGGCCCCGTTGCCGTTGCGGTTCGCGCCCGTGCCGGTGGCCGGCCGCAATCCCTGCGCTCGCTGCTGCATGGCCTGCTGGTGCATCTGCATGTGCTGCTGTGCGACCTGCATGACCTGCTGCTGTTGCAACGGCATCTGCTGGCCCAGCTGCGGGTTGCTGAGCAGCTGCTGGTGCTGCTGCAGATGGACGCGGTGATTCTCCATCGGGTGCACCTGCAACGGCTGGCCGCCCGTGAGCTGCAGCCCCTGGAGCATGATCGTGTTTTCCAGCTGCGCAGCGCGGACCGCGTCGGCGTGCACCTCGTCGCCCAGAAACTTCTCGATGTCGGGCACCCGGAAGGCTTGCAGCAGCAGTTTCAACGCCTCGCTGCGCGGTACCTCGGGGATTTGGATGAGGTAGTTGAACAGCGCCAGGGCATCGTCGCGCTCCAGCTGGTCGTACAGCGGCTTCATGCTGCCGGCCTCGATGTGCACGCGGAAGCGGGCCTTGAGCATGTCGGACTGCATGGCTTCGAAGACCGGGTCGTTCTCGTCCTTGGCCGTGTTGACGATGAAGTTGACCGGCGTGTACCGACGATCGGCCATGATGCGCAGGTTGTTGTACGTGATCGTCTCGAAGACGCGGGCTACCTCGTCCTGCAG